CTTTTTGTAGCCAGAAGCATAGATGGCTCGTCCTTGACGCTCGGCTGCTGCCTTCGTTTTATAGACTTTGCCAGATGATCCCCATCTGTAGCCACCTTTTACTTTTCTGACTGGCATTACTGATCCATAATCTTTGGACCACCATGACCAAGCATTTCGTCCATGATTGATCGCATGTCGCCACCTTTGACTTTGATGACTTTGACTTTCATGCCGTCTTCTGACATTTCTTCTTCATCATAGTCTTCTTCGTCTTCTGACTCTGCGCCAACGCCATATTCCATCTGCTGGCAAATCAGCAAAAAGTTTACGAGCTGGTCATCACTCATATCAAGACCTTCAGTGTCATGGGCAAATCCCATCTTTTCCATGAACAGCTCTGCGTTCTGTTCCATGTTGTCTACATTTATTTCAGCCATGTTAGTCTCCTTTTATGAACAAGCCTGTTACAAAAAACTGGATTGTCCGCATGTAATATTTGAACGCCAATCCCCAGCCTTTTTTAACGCCACGGCCATAGGCGACAAAATCTTTGAATTCTTGATAGTGCTCACGAGCCTTGCCCTGATCAATGCAACGCTGACCTGCTGCTCTGTAGCCTCTGCGGAATGCTTCACCATACCACTTGCCGTGATATGTTTTTTGACACCACAACTCGGCTTTGGCTTTTTCCATCAGGGTGAAGCCACCAGTCATGACGCCATGAGTTGCGATGACGCAACCGCCACCGCCAGAACTACCACCATCGTCTTTTGATGAAGATGTCCCGTCTTTATCGTTGTAAGATGCAGCTGAGGTTGAAGCTGAAGTTTCACCTGCTGCTGCTGGGGACACCCCTGAGCCTGATGAGATTCCTGATGGCCTATCGTTGTAAGAACTCGCATCATTCATTGTTGTTGTTGAGCTGGCGACTTCGAATGTTCCTGATGGCCTAGGATTCTCCGAAGCATTTTGCATGCCACTTGTTATGGCGTCCATGATGCCTTGACTAGTGATATCGCCAGAAGAAGATTGCTCTTCAGCTTGGCCAGAATAATCCGTCAAGCCCAAAGCGTCCCCAATCCCTCCGAAAAAGTCACCAACAGCCCCAAGATTTCCAACGCCATCAGTGCCACCTCCTGAGAAAAATCCTCCTGATGTTGAGGTTGAGTCTGTTGTTGAGGTTGAGTCTGTTGTTGAGGCAGGTGGTGCACCATAAACACCGCCAGAGGTCACTGGTATTGATTCGCCTGTTTTTTGATCTTTGCTTGTGACTGCGTTGCCTTGGCCGTCTGTGACGACTGAACCGCCATAATAAGCATTTTCACCTGCTGCTGCTTTTGCTGAATAATAATCTTGCAGCATTTGGGATGCTGCTGCCTTGTTGTCTTGAATTTCTTGAAAGGCTTGTGCTCCTGAAGAAGTTGGATCAGCGAATGCTGCGACTTCTGTTGCTGATATGACTCCGTCTTTATTCAAATCTGCTTGCTCTGGCATCATGTCTGTGTTGCCTGAGACAACTGTTCCAAAGCCAAACAATCCAGGACTCAGCCCGATGGGTGTGCTGGTTCCAGGAAGATCTCCAGGAGCATAAAAATCGTAGCCTTCTGTTCCCTTTTGAGTCTCGCCATAAATATTTTCAAGATTGTTAAGAGAAAGTTGCCCCATGACACCGATGAGACCACCGCCACCAGTGTTGAATGGCGTCCCCCAAGAAGTCTCGACTTGAGTCGGGTTGGCGATTGTTGAAAGAATCCCAAGTCCAGGAACTCCAAAATTAAAAGCTGTGTCAAGAACTGTATTGACAGCTGTGTTAGGAACATTGACATTGCCAATAAAAGGGACATCAATGTCTGCGTCGCCTATGTAATCTTGAACCATGCCTGTGATTGGGCCATATGTGGTTTTATTTGCTGGGCTATTTTGCGCCAAATTTTGTGCTGTTATTGCTGCGTCTTGAAAAATTGAAGAAGATCCGCTGTCTCCTGAAGAAGATCCGCTGTCTTCTGAAACAGGCCTTTGAACAGGGTTGATCGGAATTGTTGATCCTGTGTCGTCGTCTTCTTCCAAAGAAAAAATTTGATTGAATGGAGCAAGCGATGCATATTGATAACCACCTTTGCCGTATATAGGAGCCATTTGACCAGAAAGTGATCCTCTGTATGCAGCCTCAGCATCAGAACCGAGCCCCATCAAAGCACCTACACTACCTTGACTTTCATCACCTGTCAGGCTCATCAATCTTTCTGTTGGTATGACTCCTGGGATCGCCATTATCTTTGTGCTCCCATTGGTGGTCCTGCTTGCGGCATCATTGGTGCTGGGCGTTGCATCGGCGGATTGCCTTGTGGCATTGATTTCATGACAGCATCAAGTGCACCCATATCAGCATCACTCATCGCACCACCACCTGTCCGCTCACGGATTTGACGAACTTTTTCTTGAAGATAACGCATCATGCCTTCTTGAGAGCTGAGGTCTGGGGCTGCACCACCCATCATCATTGCTTCTCGATCACTCATTGCTCCTGAGGGTGGAGGAGGCATTGCTCCTGCCATCATCATCGCTTCTTGATCGCTCATCGCACCGCCCATCGGAGGAGCCATGTTTGGCTGAATGCCGCTGAATGCTCCAGGATCAACTGGCCTCATTGCTGCGAGTTGGTTGGCTCCAAGAGCCAGAGCCATTTCAGTATCAGACATTGCCATCATTAGCCTCCATTTGCATTTTCATAATATTCTTTTCACGCTCAAGTTGCAGATCTGCTTCAAGTTTTGCGACCTTCGCCTCAAGATCAGCCTGAACTTTCATTTGTGCGATCTGCAGATCCTGTTGGGCTTTGGCCTGATCAATCTGAATGTCAGACTGTGCCTTGGCCTGATCTGCTTGGATCTCTGCTTGTGTCCGAGCCTGAAGAGCCTGAGCCTCAAGTTGTGCCAACTGCTGAGCGTATTGCAGTGGATTCTGCTGGCCTTGACCTTGCATAGCCTGAAGTGCACGGATCGGTGCCATCTGAGGTGCTTGCTGAACGACTTGTGCAGCACGCTGAGAAATAAGCATGTCCATCTGAGGATCAATGTCGTCAAACTTAAATTTAGGATCACGCAGATTTGGCAAGTTCGGCAACGGCACGCCAATGCTTGCTTCCATACGCTGACGATACAACAGTGCAATGTGCTCTGCGACATGCGCAATCAGGATTGGTTGCATTGCCTTTGCTGCTGGGTTGCCTGCGAGCGATGGATCTTGCATAAACTGAAGATGAACAGCGATATGCGATTCATGATCTTGTTCTGGGAATGCTTTGATTGGCTTACCATACAACACTGACATGTTCTCATCAATCGGGTCAGTGCGTGGTGCCTCGTCTGGCTCTTTGAGGATCTCATCAATGTTGGGGATGCGGATCGCCTCATACATGCGTTTGTAGGCTTCATACATGTCGTGCAGCTGGGGGGCTGAACGAGCCATCTCAAGGATGGCTTGGGCTTGGGCGATCCGCTGGGCTGTGCTAAAGATATTTGGATCTGACACAGGGATGATGTCGATCCTATCATTGAAGTCAGCCGCATAAATTGTTTGGGTTGTGCCAGAAACAGCAAACTGGAAAGACTCGGGAAGATTCTCTGCATTGACCTGAGAAAGAAGTTTGAACTCTTGACCCTGAGAATAATGCAGACGCTTGTGGATTGCGGAAAAGGCTTTTGAGCCTTGTTCAATCAAAGCCACTGTTGAACCGACTGGTGCATTCGGGTTGACATCACCGACATTCATGTCAGCTGTGCTTGCGAACCTTTGGCCAGACTCAACAATAAATCCCATCAACTGGAACAGCGTGCTTGATGGCTCTTTGAATGGGAGTGGCATGATTGCCTTGTTGACATCATCAACAGTTGCGTCTAGGTCAACGAACTCTCCAGGATTGACATCAATCTCGCCACCACTGACTCTGCCTTTCAGTTTGAAGCCACCTTGCATGTTGGCGAATGCAGCTGAGTCAAGCAATGCTCTCAACGAGCCTGTTGCTGCTTTGCCTAGGCCACCAATCATATGGTAAAGCCCAAAGCCATAAAAGCCAACACCAGGAAGAAACTTGTAACTTACAAACCAGTCTCTACGCTTTTTCTTTTCATCATCTTCACGCCAGTTGCGTCTGATTGCGACGATCTTTTCAGAGTCATAATCAATCGTGATGACATAAGGCAACATGACCAAGTTTTCGCTGTCTTCATCTTCAATGCCGTCCAGACCTTCAAAAGCCTCATAGACATGCATCTCAAGCAGATTCATCACTGCGTCTTGTTCGTCATCGCCATACGGGTTGACACCCTCAATGTCCTCAGTTGTGCTGCCTGAAGGATCAATGCCATCGCCATCATACTTGCTCGGCAAATACCAACCTGCCTCAACATAGCGATTGTAATCATTTCTCGGGATGCGGATAAGTTGGGTGTAGCGTGGGGAGGTGAAGAGGTCGGTGCTTTCTGGGGCAACAACAAAGTCCTCAGCCTTTACAAACTTTGAACATTGCCGTTCAAGATTGGCGTCCCACCAGACCTTTTTAAAAGTCTGTCCGACCAGCGGAAGTTGAAACAACATCTGATCAAGGTCAGGGAAATACTCAGGCATCTCCTGAGTGATTTGATAATTCATGAAGTCTTTGACACGACGAGCCTGTTCTTCAGTTGCTTCGTCTGGCTCGCCAACGATGGTCGTTTTGACTGGACCACCTGCGGGATACAACTCGGCGATTGCTCGTGCATTGAATTGAGTTGCTGCTTCAGCGATGAGCGGATGAACAACTGTGCTCAGGCCTCTTGTGGCTCGCTCTTCTTCAGCCTCTTCAAGACCACCATCTGGGTCAAGTGTCTTCAGGCCATTTTTGTATCGCTCTTCCCACTCGGAGCGAGCAGATCTGTCGGAGTCAAAATATTTAATTAGGTATGATGCTTTTTTGTCAAGCTCTTTTTCACCAATGACCTCAGCTAAGTTTGAATCAAATTCAGTGCTGATCTCATCAACAAAATCAAGAGAAGGATCGCCAATGAGAACTTCATCCTCCCCAAAAGATTCAACCTGCAGTTCGTCTGCAGGTGCTGATTCCGCAAATGGGATTGCGTCGGGTTGGAATGGGATTGGTTCTCTAGCCATATAATGTCACCCTCTTTTTGGGTAGTTCGTCTTCATCCTCGTGATCTTCAGAGTGAGTAACAAACCAACCTTTTCTCAATCTGAGCCATGCCTGTGTGCAAGTATCAACTATATCGTCATTATCCCCTGCTGGAAAGGCTGCACAAATGTCTATTAAATTTTTAGCCCATTTTTTG